TGTTTGGCTCCCCGGTAGAGACTTACTGGGAACAAAAATTCTGAAGTTCCCGCTATCTCCACGGTTTGCTAGAGCCGCATAAAAAAACCCTTATATATCCACCCTCTACAACGAGGATGGCCCTTATTTTGTCTTGATTTCCGCCCCAGAATTGCGCAAATGGGACAGAAACAACCTGACAAAACACCCCGAGATCAGATCAATTTTTCATGTGAGGCCTGTGGCCACAAGTTTGATGCTGCTCCGGGTCGTACTGAGGATGCCGAGGATCGCCCATGGCACCCTTTTCGATATTTCGCTGATTGTACCTTATGCGGATCTGAGGCTGAACAATCAGGGCGAGAAGTAGGGTTATTCAAGGCCTGGGCCCATGCTACGGGCCCAAGGACGCCAGAAGGCAAGGCTAGGTCCTCCGCGAACCTTGACGGCCACCCAACGCCTGCAGAGTCCCAGCTGACGCGATTTAATGCGATGAAGCATGGGGCTTATGCGAAAACAGCCCAATTTTTCCCAGCCAAGCCTGGCAAATATCCTCAATGTGAAGGCTGCGAATACCTGGACACTGACGAGCCAGAGGATAGTTATTGCATCAGGCACAGGGCCTGCCTGAAACAGGCGGAGCTATTTATCCGGTACCAGCGGGCCTTTGATGCCGGCGATCCAGGTTTACTGGTGGAAATGCAGGCGAGCCGACACGCATCTATTCAGGCCCTGATTGATACGATGATTCTTACCGTAGCCCAGGACGGCGGTCCGAGAATCAAGTCAGTCGAGTGGTATCACGACAAGTATGGCGGTTTCCACCTGGCGGAATGGAAAGATGACAATGGTGAGTCTCATCAGATACACAAGCTCGAAGAACACCCTCTGTTGAAACGACTGATGGATTACATCAGTAAAAACTCCATGACCCTGGCCGATCTTGGCATGACTCCGAAAGTTCAGGATGAGCATGCGCTCCTGGAGGGTCACCTGAGTCAGCAACGTGGAGAGCGTGAAAAGGACCATGATTTCAGGTTAAAGATGGCGGACCAGACGGACGCACTGATGAAGTTGGTCAGTGACTCCTATGAGGATGCCGAATTCGAGGAATTGCCCGCCCCTGGAGAATCTGGTGGCTGAACGCGCATCTCCAGCTCAGCGGGTTAAGCTGCAGAGCGTTGCTGAGCAGGAGGTGATGCGTTACGCCGGCGATCATGCGATGTGGCATAAGCATGTCCACAACGTCGAGCTGGATGCGGTCCAGGTGCTGAAAATGAAAGAGATGGATCTGTATCCCAACACCATCGATTTTTCATCACGTCGAACGGGGAAGACTGCAGGCAAGGAAATGTACAACCTGGAATATAACGCCTGTAATGCAGACCAGGAACTGGGCATTGTATCTCCGCGCGAGGCTCAGTCCATCGTCAACCTGAATTATCACCTGGATGCTATTCGCCGCTCCCCGATCCTGACCGCCTACCTGGCACACAAGAATGGCCGGGCACAAATGTCTGACACTCGCTATGAATTTATGAATCGAAGCAAGGCCCAGGCCTATGGGATCATGGCCCAGGTGGACGGCGGGGATCTCACCGTGGCCTCCCTCGAGGAGGTAGACGACATGCCAAAGGACAGGCTCTATTCTCGATTCCTGCTGATGCTGGGTGCAACACGTCGACTAGGCGCTGACCTGAGTAGTAAAAATGATCCGCAGATCCGGATCACGGGCGTATTCAAGGGCGCCGATACCCTGACCGGCTTGCTAGATTCCGGGGAATATCGAGCCCTGGGGGCGCTGCATGGGCCCAGGGCCAAGTCTGCGATAAAGAAAATGATCGAGGCCGGCTGGTTCGATGGTGATGCCGTCGAGCTCGAGGGCTACAACTACCCATTGCCCATATTAAACGCAGTCAATGCCATCCAGCTGGGCCTCCTAAATGATTCGTTTATTTCCAGTATTCGCGCAGATCTAAGCTCAGATGAATTTGTTCGCCAGCTTCTTTGCATCAATACCTCTTCCAGGAACCTGGTGTGGGAGAGATTCCTGCGCCGGGCCCTGCAGGTAGGCCTCGAGGCCCGGGTTGAACTCGCCCAGCCAATGCCTGGCGAGACCTATAAAAGGCGCGGAATAATCTCCTTCGGTTATGATCACTCAGGCCACGGAGAGACCCCTGAAAGCTCAAAATATGCCTTTGTCGTCCTGGAGCAGATCGGCATTTTCGCAGTGCCTGTATTTGCCAGGACATGGGCACCAGGTACGGATGAGAAAGTGGTGGAGCTGGACCTGCAGGAGTATTGGCGCTATTTCCGTCCGGATGAAGCCATGGGCGATGCCTATGGCATAGGTCTGCTGACAAGTCTGAATGATCGCCTGTACAAGCAAGGCCTGACAGATATCAACCGCCTGGTCATTAATGACGGCGAGAGCACGGCCAGCACCTGGTCAGAATGGGCATTTTCTCCACTCCGGTTCGAGGGAATGATGAAACACAGCATGGCCCAGGCCGTGCGTGCATCATTCCATAATGGGCATGCGGCTATTCCTTATTACGAGGATCAGGATTTTCATGATCCCGAGGTGGCCGACCTGCTGCTTTTATGTAAGCAGTTAATCAACATTAAGCCTGAGCCCAGCAAGATGGCTTACAGCACTTACAAAATGGCCGACTCCAAACTGGGCGATGATCTTTTTGATGCCTATATGGCAGCCAATTGGGGACTGATGACTCGTGGGGCTATTTTCTCCACCACGGAAATCACTACCTTTGAACGCACACGCCGGGATCTGCTTGGGCAGGCTCCGATCCGTCTGCCAAGCGACCCGGGATCAATGACAGGATGAACCATGGCTAAACAGTTAAAAACAATTCAGGACAGATATCTTCAGCTAGGTATAGGACCACTCCCGCGCCAGGCATTGATCCGGGCCGAATATCTCGCTGGCGAGCTGGTCACGCCGAATTCCGAGCGGGGGATGCGCGCCACCCCTGAAAACCAGATGCGGTACCTGACCCGGCAAATGTGGGTAGACCCGACGCTGCGCGCCGGCATCCTGGATATCCGGGAAATGGACCGCGTGGATCCTCGCGTCAAAAAGATCCATTCCCGTATGGCCCGCACTGCGATCAAAGGCGGACTGGTGCTCAAAACCAAAAGTAGCAACAAGCGTCTAATCAAGCTTTGGAAGAATTACGCACGCCGACTCATGTTGCACCGCCGGGAAAAACTGGAATCCGATGCCCGCGGTCTGGCTATGGAGGGCAACCTGCCCATGCAGTGGGTAGTCAGCACCAATAAGGAGGTAGTGGCCGGGGTCCGCATGCCGTCAGAGACCATCGTTCCCCAGGTCACACAGTCCGGCATTTTCAAAGATCCCGCCCAGGCTTATGCCCAGTACGACCTGACCATCGGCCAGGTGCGGGAGTACTTCGCGCTCTGGCAGATGACCATGGTACGCCTGACGCCGGATAATTTTGACGACATGGGCTCACTCGGCAGGCCTTACCTCGATGCAGCCCGTGGACCGTGGAAAAAGCTGGCCATGACCGAGGAGGATATGGTCATCCGCAGAAAGACCCGCGCGCAACAGCGTAAGGTCCACCAGTTGAAAAATGTCTCTGATGAATTTTTCAGTGAATATCAGGAAAAAATAAAGGACGATATTTACGACGATACCGCCGATTATGTGATCAAAGGGGAGGGGGATGTTAAGGCTATTGCGGGCGATGCGAACCTGGAGCAAATCGCCGACGTGGTCCATTTGCTGGACACCTTTTTCACCGGAAGCCCTGCACCCAAAGGCCTGTTCGGCTATCCGGGAGAATTAAGCCGGGATATTCTCGAAGACCTGAAACAGGACTATTTCGACGAAATCGACAGCCTGCAGGATATCCAGGCCTTTGCCTATTACCAGGGGTTTTGCCTGGACCTGCTGCTCAGGGGGATCAACCCCCTGGATTATGAGTTCGAGGTGGCATTTAAGGAACGCCGCACCGATACGCCGAACCAGCGCGCCGACCTTGGTCTTAAATACCAGGCCATGGGCGCATCGATGGAGACCGTGTTCGAGTCCGCAGGGCTTGATCCCGCCAAAGAGAAAGAGCGCCGGGAGGACGAGGCTGAGGGGAGAGACCCGTATCCAACGAGGGGTGAGGGAGGGCCGGCAAGAGCTCCAAGGGTATCGGTTACGCCGGGCAATGCCCGCAAAGGTGAGAGCTCCACGGATATTACTACCCGGTCCTCCTGATGCCGCATCTAGCAGAAAATACTCGTACCGCTATTATGGCGGCTATCAAGCGCGGATCCGCCCAGGCCCGGGCAGCGATGCGCCGCCTCGATAAAGCCCTGCAGGATCAGGTCGAGGCTGCCTATCGCGAGGCGGCGCGCGACATCGAAAGAATCATCGACGCCTATGCAGGTTCTGACGGGTCGGTGCGCCTGGAGGTCATGCAGGATCTTCTGGGGCAGGTTAATCAGCGACTGAATCAGCTCTCGGCAGATCGTGGTCAGATGCTGGATGCTGCGCTGTCTCAGTCTGCTCAGATGGGTGTGGAGCCCTATGCCGGTACCGGTCAGTTCATCACGCGCGCGGCTGACGATGCCCTGAATTTCGTGGTTCACGCAGTACAGGCCGACGGGCTGCAGTTATCCGACCGGATCTGGAGGCTGGATAACGGCGCCAGGGAGGCGTTGAGCCGTGAGATCCAGAGCGCCGTGATCCAGGGCAAGAGCGCCAGCCAGGCCGCCAGCGACTTTCTTGCGCGTGGGCAGGATGTCCCCGCTGATGTGCTGCAGAAAATGGGGTCTAACCAGGCATCCAGGATCACGCGGGCCACCAGCGACCAGTTACTGCGTGCTGACGGTAACCCACGCGATGCGGCTTTGCGGGTCTTTCGCACGGAGATGAACCGGGCCCATGGCGAGGCTTACATGTTGGCCGGCGAGGATCACCCGGATTTTGGCGGGTGGCGTTTCCTGCTTTCTCCGAGGCATCCCCGTACAGATATCTGCGATATGCATGCCAGCGTGAACCGCTACGGACTGGGCAAAGGGGTGTATCCAAGCCGTGAACGCTGTCCATGGCCTGCACACCCGAACACGCTCAGCTTTGTCGAGATCGTGTTCAAGGACGAGATTGATCCTGAGGATAAGAAGGACAAGCAGGATCGGATCAGTTGGCTCAATGATCAATCTCCAGGTGTGCAGCGTGCCGTGCTGAAATCGCGCTATAAGCAGGCTGTGTTAAATCGTGGATTATTAAAAGAGGGTCAGATCGCTACCCCAGAGAGGATATTAAAAGGATATTTTATGCGTAAAGGTGTTGACATTAGCCCCAATGGGGCTTATTATAATAATAAGGGTATCGGATCAGTTGCCCATGCAACCAAAAGGGGTGCGATAATGAAATACAAAGGGTCGGAAAAACAGGTTAAATGGGCAAATGATATTTTACCTGCCGATGAACTAAAGCCGCTGTTAATCGCATTGCGTGAAAAAATAAATGGATTGCCGACAGTGGCTACACGCCGCCGTCCTTATATAAGCGCGACTCAAAAAGAGTTCTTCACGAGGAAAATAAACATTATTCTCGAAATGGAGACAATTGATGCCAGTAATATTATTGACCTCAGGGGTGTGCTTACTACCATGCGGGAAGAAGGCCTTAAAAAATTGATCGGATCTATCGATACAGACGAAATAGGTGTGGCAACCTGGGTCTGGGAAATACTTGATGCCGATTTAGAAAAAGCTATGAAAAAATAATTTTCTTTTATGTGTTGACATTAGCCCCAAAAGGGCTATAATAATAATTAAGGGTAGCAATTCAGCGACCCGCAACCGAAGAGGGAAAGACGATGAAAAATGAATACCTAGAATATCCGGATTTCAGTAAAATTGAGGATCTCGAGGAGGGGAGTGCTGAGAGAGGTTTTGCAGAGGCCTGCTACGAGAATAATTCTATATCTGAATTAATGGCCGCTACAGAATCCGATGCCGACGAAACGGATTGCAACACATGGGGAATCACGGCAGAGGAATGGGGTAATGCTGTTGTAGCCGCACTGCACGCCAGAACCCATGAGGCTGATTAAGTGTTGATTGAAGCCCGTTTATGCGGGCTTTTTTAAAGGAGAAAATCATGAGCCTGCAAATCACAACTGACAATCACATTATTCTCGACGGCCAACGGATCGAGTCGTTGGCCGTCCAGCAACGAGAGCACGGTACCGTACTCTATATCCGCGAGAGCCGTGAACTGAACCGCGAATACAGAGAAATCGCTTTACCGCATCAGCGCTATTCGCTGGCGCACGAAGCGCCAAAATCCGGCAATCCAGGACTGATTCAATTTGAAACGGATCTGCGCCAGGCAATTCAAGAGCTCGGATTATGAGGCGCGGATACACCACCCCAACGCCTGAGCAGTTTAAAGGGTTCCTGGTTCGGCATAAAATGACCGGTGCTCAGGCCGCCCATTGGGCGGGCCTGGGCGGATCCAATCAAATCCGCAAATACACTGGTGGGAAAAAGCCCCGGCGCGTCAGTTATCCGCTCTTATTCACACTGTCCGCGCACGCGCTCTATAGCGAGGACGAACTGGCCGAGTGGGCAGACGATGCCAATGAATGGCATGCAGTGGATCCTGCAACACCCTATACTGTGTACTTTGCGCTATCCGCTTGGGCTAGTATGCCCACAGAAATGATTGAGATAATTGGACTGGAAATTGGCAAAAGCATCGATTCATCAGATTAACAAACAGCTAGATCCTGTGAACTGTGCCGGATGTGGTCGGCTCGTTTTTAACGGCGAGGTCATTCGCTCGCGCTGTGTGGATCCTGTTAAGGGCACTGCCAAATGTACCTGGTGCAAAGCCTGGACGCCGGTGCCGATTGCCTACCACCCTATAACCTAACCGTCCCTTATTTTGTCTTGATTCTGCGTCTAGGGTTGCCCTAGGTGCGGAGAAGCATTTTTTTGTGCTCCCGCGATTCTATTGATTCCCTGGACGGAGATCGCGATGGCGACGAAGCAACTCAATCATGTTCAAAGCAAGGTCCTGGCTGAATTCCAGCCACTTGAACCTTTTGAACTGGATATCCCACAGAAAGGCGGTAAGCCCATCCGCCAGCCTTATAAGGTTGGTGTTATCTATTACATCCGCTCTGGAAATGCTTTTTTATATTACGCCGTTTTGGGTGATGGTGGTCTCGCCGAACAGGGCAAAGTCGCAGTGAGGATGTATTGATGACTACTATTGTCACAGAAGCTGAAAGCAATGCGATGCTCGACTGGTGGGGTGCGCGGTTTGATATTGGAACGGCAAACCCCAATGCGCAGGTGCTGGGCCGTGACTCCGGCAACCTGGAAATATTTACGCTGAATTGCTCGAACCCGTGCATGCTGGCTGCGGCTACAAGAATCGCCAACTCGGATACGATTACCGAGGATTCCAATGCCACCGGTAGCGCCAATAACGTAGACCACATCCTATTGCATGACCGTGACAGCACCGAACGAGTCAGGAATGATTCCGTGACCGTGACTGGTGGCGGGGGTGAATGGGAGATTTCTTCCCTGGTGGTCGATGCGGGAGATACAGTTCAGTGCCCAGCCGGCTTCACGCTGAACGGCATCTGATGCCTGGGCATTGATATGCCAGCGATTACGCAAATCCTCATAGCCGAAAGGACACCCAATAGCGTCACCATCAATTTTGATGTCAACGTTGCCAGTGGCATGGCCTATTTTGCAGCCGTGCCGGTTGGTGGAACAGATCCAGAAAAGCCAGAGATTTTTGCAGGCACAGATGGTGATGGAAATCCCGTGCCGAACGAATCAGTTGGGATAACCGGGTTGACAGGTAACCAGGTAACCCTATCAGGACTGACCTCTCAATATTACAATTTTTTTGGCTACCACGATCATGCGGCAGAACCTGCTGGCAATGTTTTATGGCATGAGAATTGGGATGGTTATGACCAAAACAACCCGAACGAGCCTTCTTTTGAGGATTATCAGTGGTCGCAAAGCCTCTGGTTGGGTGGACTAGTTTCGAATGAACTAACTGGGCCGGCAATAAAATATGCAGATCAGGCAATATCAGGAACAACCTCATTTAGGTCTATAGTTACTCCTGACTCTCCGGACCAGGGTGACCCTGCGGATTGCAACTATTTCAGAGCCAACTACAACGAGGATGGTGACCCCAATCAGACATTATATTTAAAATGGAAATTCAGGCTGTCCGATCCGCATCTGTTTAATACCAATGTTCAAAAGCATATCTATTTCCCTGATGTTACCGGGCACTTCAGGGTTGCGATATTTCTATCCGCTTATCAAGCTGATCAATCTACTGGTTTATACGGTGATCTGTTTGGCGCTGGCTACAATGATAATCAGCAACGCGGTCGAATGATGGCGCACTTATATCGGGATGCATATACCGATTTAGGCAATATTTGGCTCGCCCCAACGAATTGGTATGAAAGCGTTTACTCCAATGATATTAAATATTTCCCTAATTGCTATAACGGAATAAAGGTCGATCATCGGCTCAGCATGACGGAACTTGAAAACCAGGATTTTGAGTTGATTCCCGGGCATACTTATGAGGCCCAAGTGGAAGTAAAGCCCGATCATTATCCTACTGGTAGTGGTGCGGGGTTACGGGTATGGCTTAGGAATATCACCAAGGGCCAGCAAAATCTACAGTTAATGATCGATTATCAAGATGACCCTGGCGCCATATGGACCGATGGGCCAACTGATGCGGAACGAGTAGAGCAATTCTTTCAACGAATATCGGTTAGGCAGGCCGGTGACCCTACACCTAATAGTTCAATCTGGGTTTCGACTTATCACGGTGGTGGAGGTAGCCAGCCGCCGGCATTTCCAATATGGGTTGATTACGACGATATGGACATCGCCGATCTCTTCATGCCTTGATAATAGCCAATGGCTGAATTAGTTCTTGACTTAACCGGCGTTGATGAAAATCCCATTGGTCCACCGATGGAGCCCATCGATGGCGGGGGTATAGCGAAAGAGTCGAACCTGCTCGCGCCTGGCAGTCCCTGGGGCAATGACTCGGAAGTGTCGGCCATACAAACATCGGTTCGCGCATTCCAGCCGGACCAGATCATCACGGTTATTTTCGGCGTAATGACCAGCCAGTTCGAATGGCTGGGGCCGGCAGCCAGATGTGATCCGGCTAATGGCGGTTCGTATTATGCGTTTGGCGGGCATACCACGGCTGATGATGACCAGGGTATCCGCAAATGCGTTAACGGTGTAGTTAGCGTTATTGCCGGAACCGGCGGAGCGTCTGGATTTATTACCGGCGATCGGCTGGATATGCATATCTATGGCGATGCCGTTTCCACCACGATCGATATTTTCCTGAATCTTGATCCGACGCCTTTTGTCAGTTGGACGGATACGACTGCGCCACTGACCGCTGGGCAACCTGGTGCATTCATTCATGACGGCAGTAACAATACCAACCGCATATCCTATTTTAGTGCGGATGATTTACCGGGCTCATCCCCTATTGGTTTATCTGGAAGTTTTTCACTTTCTGGTCTGTCATTTCTGGGGGCTATCGACCAGCATGGCGTGCGTGATGTCGTCGGCGGCTTCAGCCTTGCCGGGCTGTCTTTTAAAGGATCGGCAAACACCTTTGGGATTCAACAAGCTGATGGGTTTTTTAGCCTTGCCGGGCTGTCCTTTAAGGGCGCCATAATCGACGACACTAAGTATGCTCGTATTTATGTCGGGTTTGATTCAATGCTGACCAATATCGTCGGGCAGAATATTTCATTTGGGGATTAAACAATGAGTCTGATCGCTGGAGAATACGACAAAACCCTGGCCCTGAATGCAGGGATAGAACTCACTGGATATACTGCGATGCAGCTGAGTTTTATTCGACCTGACGGTACTACTCTGGATATCACGATGGGTCTTACCGTAGGAACTGTCGATCTTGATATCGACGGCACTATCTATCCGGCTAATCAGCATATCCTTTATGCCGTTCAGGATGGAGATTTCCCCATAGCCGGCATCTATAAGCGCCAGCTTCAGGTGGACTTCGGGCCAGGCCGGAGGAGAAAATCGATCACAGATAGTTTCGAGGTGTTGGTCTGATAAACATGGCTGGCCCTTATTTTGTGGCAGATGCCTGTATAGATTGATAAGTGTGAGCCGGTTTATCCGGCATATGGCGAATACAAAGCCGAGACCACCGTGGATGCGGGGCTCGGCTTTTTTTTGAGGGGTGCACATTGGTACTTAAGACAAGACGATTGAAGTTCGACAGGACGGCTCCCGGTGGAGCAATTCGTCTGCTATCGGACAAGGTGGATGCCACTCGTCTGTCGGAAGATAACCGCACTGTTGTCGTCCAGCTGGCTCGGGTCATGACGTTTAAAGATCCGTTTTATGGGAAGGTCGAGCTTACCCGTAAAAAATTCCTGCAGATGATCAAAAACTTCAAGAAAGGCATTTACGGACAAAAGATTTTTATCGATGTGGCACACAACCCCAGTGATGGCGCAGCGGCAGAGATCAATGACCTGTTTATGGATGGATTGAAATTCCGTGCCGAGGTCGAGTTCACCGACTTTGGCATCGACGCGGTTAAGAAGCGCAAGTTCATCTATCTCTCCATGGATTTCACGGAGAACTATACCGATCCGGAAACCGAGAAGGAGCACGGCCCTTTGCTGTTTGGGGCCGGGCTTACTATTCGCCCGAGAGTAAAAAAGCAGGACCCCGTACAACTTTCATTTGAAAAAGACGAAATACCAATGCTGCTGTCGCTGGCAGTAAGGAAAACCCTTCAAGAGGAGATTGATTCCATGTTCGAGGAATATTTGAAAAAGCTGCGCACGCAGCTTTCTGCGCTTAAGTTGAGCGAAAACATTATTACCCAGTTTGCCGACAAGTTTGAGGCAACTGCGAAGACTTTTGGTGATAATGCAGAGGCTGCAGAGGCGCTTGTAGGCGTGATGGTGGCAAACGCCAGGGTGCTGGCAGAGAATCCTGCTGCCAACGAATCTATCAAGCTGGACTTCTCTGGCTTGAATATTTCATCCAGCATGTCTGCTGATGATCTCAACAAGATCCTGGATGAACGCGAAGAGAAGCGTAAAAATGATCAGATCCATCTTGATGAAAAGAAACAGAAGAACGTCGATCTGTTCAACCGCCTGCTCTCAGAATCCGAGGGGCTGAAAACCCTCTCTGAGGATCAGATGAAAAAGCTGTCCTCTGCCTCTGACCTGATTACCCCGGAGATGACCGAGGATCAGATCACCAAACTGGCCGAGCATCAGATCGCTCTGGGAAATGATCTTTCTGTTGCAGCACAGCTTGATGGCCTGGGTTTCAGCGGCACGCCTGCCGGCAGCATGCGTTTTTCAGTCGATGATTCCAATAAGCTCAAAGAGCTGCAGGAGACTGTCGATCGTCGCCTGGGTCTTGCCGATGCCTCTGAATCCCGTCGCTTTTCTGCAACCGGCGGCAAACTGCTTGAAGAAAACAAGGCCTTTGCCGATAAGGTGCTGGCCGAATTCGACCGGGAGAATGCCACCCAACTGTACGCTGAGCACAAGATGCTGGCCGGTGGTGATGGTGTTGTTTCCGATGTGAACGTGCCCGTATCCTGGGAGCGCACGGTTATCCGTGAGGCGCTTTATCAGCTCGTCGGTCTACCGCTTGTGAATAGTGGCACCGTGACGTTCGGCAGTTCATACATGATTCCTTATTCATACAGGGATGCTTCAGCAGCAGGGAAAAACAACACCCGCCGTTACGAAGGCCAGTCTATCAATCGGGCAGGCGTTATCCAGACTGCGGAAACCGCCTACAACATTCCTCAGAAACTGTCCTTCGAGGTATCCGACGAACTGCGGTATCTGACTCGCGCCGGGCATCTGAACTGGGATTCCGTCATCGAAAACCAGCAGAATGCATCAAGAATCATCGCCGAGGACACCGAACAGGTGATCTTCAACGAAGTCCTGCGTGCTGCTGATGAATTTCTGGCATTGGCAGGTAGTGATGATCTTGGCGCCCAGGCCGATGGGACCAATGAGATTTTCGTAACCACCGCGTTCCCGGTCATCCGCCCCCGTGCGGTCTACGACCTGCAGGGTAACCAGGTAGGTACCACATCCAATCCGATTGTTATTACTCTGGCGGGAACCCCGATCGAGGAATACACGGGGCAGACTGTGGCCGGTACTTATTACGTGATGGACTACAACCTCGGTGAGTTCTATTTCGTCGACGAAGCAGCGACGATCCAGACTCCTGGAGCCGTCGCATTGACGATCACCTACAGCTACTCAGGCAATGCCTATGCGTTCGATACCGATCTGGGTACCGATGCGACGGATGTCCACTGGGACAAGTTCCTGTACCGCTATGGATTGCGCAAGTCCGTCATCGAGGATCAGCGTTACCATACGGCCAATTTTGGCCTGATGAGCGGGACCGCCATGACCCAGGTTGAGCAGGCCAAGCAGTTCGGCGCCAACAGCAAGCGTGCGGGGACTGATCTGGCAATGGATGGAAATCTGGGCCGTGTTAAGGATATTCCAAATTTCAAGAGCACTGCACCGGGTCTGTGGATGGGTGATCAGCGCATCATCATCGGTGAACGGGGAACCACCCGTCTGCGTATGGCTAAGCCCTGGAATCTTGGCGAGCTGGAAAACCAGAAGGACGCTAATGGGCGGTTTACCGGCAAGAAAGAGGCCTACGGTGATCAGTTCATCGTATGTCATACGCCGACCCAGCTGAAACGGGCCTATACCAGCATCATTCTGTATAGCTCGTCAGGTCGTGTAGCCCGTACTGCATAGCAGCCAGCAGGTCAATCCAGCCGCCCAGTTTCAGCGGCTGGATTGACTAACCACTTGGAGTAAAGCAATGGCACAAATACCTATTCGCAATTCATCAAAGACGAATCCAATTTACAAGGCGGGTCGCTGCATCCCCCCTGGTGAAACGCTCGTTTTCGATGAATGCGAATTGCCCGGCTACAGGCAGAACAATCCCAAAGCCGAAATCAAGGCCCCCCCCAATCCACTGACTGAATTCCTCGGCCAAAAAGTCCAGCAGATTATCAGTGTTATCGGCGAGTTCACCGATGACGAGCTGGCCATGTTGGAGCAGGCAGAGAATGATGGCAAGGCGCGTAAAGGCGTCATCGAGGCGATTGCCGTGGAGCGCCTGGGTCGCGCGAATGCCTCCCAGGAGGCTGAAGAGTTTGCTGTTTCTTTGTCCGAAATGGAGGACGAGGAATTGCTCAAGCAGTCTGATCTGGTTGCCGATGATGAGGGCCTTAAAGCCCTGGTCGAAGCCGAGATTGCCAGGCGTTCTATTCCGGGTAATTGATGACCAGTCGCTCATTTGAAGACCTGACACCTGCTGCGCGCGAATGCGCGCAGCAGGTGCTTGCGGCTACTGATGAGGTCGGTTTCGAGATTCTGTTTTATTGCACTTACCGCGACGACGAGGAACAGGCCAGACTTTATCGGCAAGGGCGCCCGCTCAAAGTCATTCAACACATGGCCGATAAGTTAAACAGCCAGTATCAGCGGCCAGACCTAGCCACGATCCTGATGGAAGTGGGTCCGCAATATGGCCGAGTTGTTACCAATGCCGCACCTGGTCAGTCGCTACATAACTACCGAGCCGCACTGGATGGCGTGCCACTTATTGGCGGCAAGCCAATATGGAATGACCAGGCCCCCGATGAGGCGGCCGCCTGGGACTTCTATGGTCGGCTTGGTACCGAGGCTGGTTTTTCCTGGGCGGGCAACTGGAAGGCATTCAAGGAAAAGCCACACCTGCAGCTACCTGACTTTGACTGGCGTGACTTGATTCGGGGTGGTCATCATGATTGATCCGATCTCTTTACTCACTGTTGGCCCTACCGTTATACGTGCTATTGGCTCGCTATTCGGGGGTAAAACAAAAGCCGTGGCCGACCAGGTTGCCGATTTCGCCGACCAGGTAAAGGGCCTGCCTACGGATAAAGCACAGAGTGAGCTTTCTCAGCGCCTGGCGTATCTGCCACCAGAGGCACAGGTCGAACTGAAAAAGATTGTATTGGAATCCGAAAAAATCAGGGCCGAGCTGGAACAGGCCCAACTACAGGCCGATACCGATCAGTACCTGGCGAGCCAGGAAACGATCCGCACCGAGATTGTTCACGGCGATGAATACGTGACCCACACCCGGCCCAAGCTGGCCAGGGACAGCGCCATGCTGGGACTGACCTACATCCTGTTGATGGAAGTGGCGAACCGGCTGGGCGTGGCATTGGAAGTGGCCATTCCTGGTGCCGATGTGGCCGTGGCCGGCACATTGCTGGGCCCTGCCGGGTTTTATATGACCATGCGCACCGTAGATGCTTTTACCAAAAAGGGTAAGACATGATGAGCGCCGACGTTCCTATAGAGGTAAAGGTGGACCAGCTCAATGGGCATGTCATCGGCTTGCAAAATGAGGTGAGCGGATTCAGGAAGGCCATTGAACAACTTACTCAGGCTACGCTCAAGCTCGTGCGTATTGATACCAATATGCAGCACATCAAGAGTGAGCTGGACCAGGTGGTTGAGTGGAATAAAAAGCAGGATGATCGGCTGAACGTGCTAGAGGTTAGCCTGGCCGTCAACAACACCCGGCTCAGTTTGAAGGAGCGGGTGTACTGGATTTTATTTTCCGGGGGCATTTCTATTGCATCCGGATTTATCGTTTACATGGCAAGTCACTAATGCCCGGCACCATGAGCAAAGCGGACCTGGTTAAAGACCTGCAGGACATGTTGCAGGATGCCGCCAATAAGTTCACTGCGCCTGCCGGCGCTGATTTTGAGCGCCACCTGGCGATTGCCGCGCACGATATGGGCCGGGTGCGCAATCGCACCAAACTGGGCACGCTGGCGCTCACGGCCGACGAACCTGTTTATGCTGCGCCAGCGGATATGATCCGCCCGAAAATGGCTTTATGGGGCCTGAGCGAACGCAAAACGCGCAAGCCTTGGGCCAACAACTTCCCTTCTGTTTTGCCAAGGATGGATGCAATCGAAGGCGATAGCGGCATGCAGATCTATCTGAGCCCCGCGCCCACGTCAGCGCAGATTGTGGATCTCGGTGCGGAGTTCCGGTTTTATTATTTCGCCGGTCACGTCGTTTCCGATACATCTGCGAGCACTAGCATTAAGCCCGAAGATCGTCACCTGTTACTCATTCGCTCCGCCGCCCAGGCCATGACGGAGCTGGCCGCTAATGGCCTTAGCAAGCCGGTGCAGTTGGGGCCAGGCGTGGGCTCCATGCCGAAAAACGGCACACCGGGCGCCATGGCCGAGCAGCTGATGAATCAGTTCAAAGAGATGGCGGCATGAGCATGGAGCTGGTCATCGATGCGGACAAACTGCAACAAGCTATTCTTAGATCGCCGGTGGTATTGGAGCGCGAACTGGACAAGGCCATCGGGCGCTCAGTACATGAGATAGCCCGCTCAGCGCGGCGCCTGGTGCCTAAAGCGCACAGCATCCTGGTGAACTCAATCCATGTCGAGCGGCCTTCTGCACTGGAGGGAATCGTGGCGCCCTCTACCGACTATGCCCAGGCTGTAGAAGAAGGCACCGGCATCCAAGGACCCCAGGGCACACCGTCAAATGTAATGCCCCCCATCGAGCCCATTGAGGACTGGATCCGTGTGGCGGGCATTACACCCAATGACCCGAGCATGAATCAGAACGATCTGGCCTGGGCGATTGCCCGCAGCATTGCCGAGGGCGGCACGCCGCCACAGCCTTATATGGCCCCGGCACTGGAAGAAAAACGAGGCAGAGCAGAGCAACTGCTTAATGTCGCCATTGATAAAGCGCTGCAGTAATGGGCCCGGAAATTATCGACACCTTGCCAGCCCGCACTGATGCCATCGAGGCATCGATGCGTGCCTCGACAGCGTTGGCCAGCCGGGTGATCAAACGCAGTTATTTGCGTCATTACGATGAGCATCAGGCGGGTGAGCTGGAGCAGGGTGTGCTCATGCTCATCTCAACAGGTGAGGGTGGCTACAAAAACGGCCAGGGCATGGTGGCCAGAGAGGGCGTTCAGCGCCTGATGCTGGTGGGTCATGTCAAGGTTTCTGATGATTTGAGCAATGACGAACAGGGCCTTGCTGTTGAAGCCATGGAACAAAGCATGATTGAAGAGATAAAGGCCTGGGCCAGGGCGGGAGTTTCTGGAGTAGGCCTGAGTATTGAAAGCTTTCAGCAGTCGCGGCAGCAGTCCGCGCAGTATGGCTGGATTGTGGGGTACCTGAGCGCAGGGCCTCCAGGTGAAACCACTTATTAATTAGAGGAACAGGATCATGGAAAACTTTGACTCCAGATATTTTCGCGGACAGGGCAAGCTTTTTATTGCTAGCCGTGACGCCGTAGGAGCACCGACAGGACTTTTATTCCTCGGTGACCTTAGTAGCGCCGAGCTGTCTCCCAACATGGAGCGAGATGAGACTATCGAAAACGTGACGGGCTCCAATGCTGTTGGATCTTCGTATCTGAAGCGTGCGCAATACAATATCAGCATTGCCATGCGCTCGATTCGTCACGACCACCTGGCCCAGGCCCTGCACGGGACCGATACTGCTAAAGCTGCCGCTGCGGTCACTGATGAACCTCATTCCGGCTACCATGACAAGTTCATCAAGCTCGAGCATACCAATGTCAGTGCCGTGGTCGTGACTGACAGCACGGGGGTTACCACCTACACCGAGGGCGCCGCTAACGACTACATCCTGCATGCCGACGAGGGCATGATCGAGATCCTGTCTACCGGTTCTATCTCCGATGCCGAGGCTCTGTTGGTCGATTACGACTATGCCGGTCAGCATCACATCGCTATTGCTCCGCACAACCAGGAAAAGTACCTGGTGTTTGCGGGCAAAAACTCAGCCGACAACGACAAGATGACCCGTTGCGAAATGTACAAGGTCAAACTGGACCCAGGCGCACTGAGCCTGATTACCGATAGCACTGCAGATATGTCGATCAGCGGCACGCTACTGCTGGATTCCCTCCGCACTGCTGGTGATCAGTTCTATAGCTGGAAGACCGAGGATTAATCCGGCCCGCCTTTAATTATTAGTCGAGGTTTTAATCATGAGCGCGAAAGAGAAAAACGATACCACTAAGGTCAGTTTTAAGCTGAAACGCGAGCACACCCACCAGGGTGAAGAGTGTAAGCCTGGTGACACTATTACCCTGCGTAAATACCAGGCAGATCGCCTGGCCGAGGCAGGAGCGGGAGAGATTGTCGATGGCTGATGACAAAGCCAGCGATCTGGAGATTCTGCATCCCGAGCGCATGTTGACGCTGGGGGGAGAGTCGATCGAGGTACGCGAGTTTTCCTTTCTCCAGGAAATGGATGCATTACCCATAGCCAGGCCGATTATTCGCGACCTAACTAAGGCCTTTGGCAGCGATGAGTCGCCAGGGTTTTCTGCTGTAGAGGAGATCTTTTACATTCACCGCGAGGCTTTTTTACACCTGCTTGAATTGTCGACAGGTAAAACCATCGAGTGGATGAGTGACCTATCAGGTGATGAGGCTCAATTGTTATCGATGACGTTCTGGAGTGTGAACAAGCGTTTTTTTATCAGCCGGGTTGTGACCCGGACGATAGAACAACACCCGGAGCTCGCGAAAAAACTGTCGAAATCGGAGACCTCTACAGCACCCTGATCGAGCACGGTCACCAAAAGGGCGAGCTTGGGCATTACACGCGCCGACAGCTCCAGCTGTTTTACCGCAACGCCTTGCTGCGTGAGAACAAGCAACGCATCGAACGGATTGAAGGTAATCGCCTGGCTTTCTGGGGTAAGAGTAAGCGATGAATAAGACAGACAAAGAATTCCTGATTCGGGTCAAGGCCGATATCGATAAAGCCGTCAAGGATCTGCGCACCCTTAATACCGAAGTGGGGAAGGGCGGGAAACAGGCAGCCACGGCCAATAAGAGCGTGTCGGGTCTTGGCCAGTCTTATACCTTTTTGGCTACTGCAGCGGCCAGTTATCTTTCCCTGCGCATGGTCAGCAACCTGCTGCGCCAGGCCGACGCCTTCAACGTGCTGCAGGGCCGGATCCGGAACGCTACTCGTGAGACTGGCGATTATAACAGCGTGAGCCGAGAGCTATACGAAATCTCGAAATCCAATGGCGTAGCGCTAAATAATACGGTAGATATTTTCCAGCGGCTTAGCCAGTCGCGAGAGGACCTGGGCGCAACCAATCTCGAGCTACTGGAACTGACCGACCTGGTGGAAAAGCTCGGTGTCGTCTCTGGCGCATCAGGCGCCGCACTCAACGCAGGTCTATTGCAGTTCGGCCAGGGCCTGAGCGCCGGCGTATTCCGAGCGGAAGAGTTCAACTCGATTGTTGAAAACCTGCCCGCCCTGGCTGACGCTCTTGCCCGTGGATTAGATAAAAGCGCCGGAGAGTTGCGCGAGATGGTGCTTGATGGTGAGCTATTATCGCGCGATGTGATGCGCGTGGTGCTCGAACAAAGCAGTGACATCAATGCCCAGTTCAGTGAAATGCAGGCCAGTGCTGAACGGACTGAAACCGCGTTAGGAAATAGTCTTTCACGGTTCCTGAGCGAACTGGACAAGGTAACCAAGGGCACTAGCGCTCTGGTTGATGTCATGCAGTTGGTCACACGATCACTTGATAACTGGTCTGAACGGCTGGGCGAAACTGATCTTGAGGAGTTAACACGTCAGCGCGCCGAGGTTATGCAGGAATACCAGCGTCACCTGGATGCTAGCATGTCGAAAACAAGCCTGACCATCGCATTTTTAAAACAGCAGATTGACGACCTGGACAACAAGATCATTGCCGCTAACAAAAACCTGGCGCAAACGATCGACAACGACAAGAACCAGGGCCAGGGGGCAGCCCCAGGCAAAAAGCCGGCATCTGACAAGCCCACCAAAGAAGAAGAGGACCGGATCAAGGCCATCGAAAAACTAGTGGCGGTGTTAGAGCTTGAGGCCGCTACCGTTGGCAAAACCAGTCGCGAGATCGCGCTGTATAAACTTGAGCAGCTTGGCGCCAGCCAGGCAGATCTGGAGCGTGCCAGAACAGCGATTGATGCAGCCGAGGCGGCCGACCAGCGTTATGCGCCGTCGCAGGTGACGGGCCGGGTAGTGCGGGTGCGCGGCC